CGAACCTGCCTATTGGAAATAATCCTGATTACTTCACATTGATGGATGATTTTCTCGGTATTGACATTGATGATACTGATGATTGGACAAAAGAAGTTCTTAACAGCGGAACTTTAACTCTTCTCGCAGATCACGTTGGTGGATGGGCAAAATCTACTGGTGATGGTTCGACAGATAACTCTGGTGGCTCCATTCAAGGAAATGAAGTCTGGATGCCTGAAGCCAGTAAAAATATTTTCTTTGAATCCAAAGTCGCAGTAGCTGATGCTGATGATATGGACATGTTCATTGGTCTTGCTGAAAATGGCTCATTTGCTACAGGCGTTCCGTTTACAGCAAACAACCAGATTGGATTTTTGTTAGTTGAAGGTGCAGCTGATATTTATGCTAATTGTGATAGTGGAGGAACTCAAACAAATACTGATACTGGGGTTGATTTTGCTGATGGTGCTGAATCAAGTTCCAATATTACAAACACTCGAACACTTGGCTTTATTGTGAAAGGAACAGGGGTTGTAGAATTTTATGTAGATAGAGCGAAAAAAGTTACAACTACTGACAACATTCCGACTTCAGCAATGACAACATGGTTTGCAGCAATGTCAGGAACTACTACAGCTGATGCTGCATGGTGCGATTATATTTTTGCTGCCGGCCAGAGAATAACTTCTGGTATGACCCAATATGGTTCTCCGGTGTGAGGTGAATCATGGCATTAAAAAAGAAAAAAGCGGGAGCCAAAAAGGCTCCTGCTAAGGTCCGGCAGAAAAAACTTCCTATTCCTGGAAGTGCTATGCATAAATCTATGGCATTAAGGGGATTAATTAAGGAGAAATAATTATGGCTGATATCACTACATCCACGACAATAAATCAAAGTGATAGAGAAGTTGTGATGGCTTTTCAATATCAGTATGTAGATGGAGGGGATGAAGCTGCTGTTACAAAGGTGGATGTTTCTGCTTTAGCTAAAAATGTTTCTGGGACAAGTTGTAGCGCTGTAAGGATTGTTGAAGTTTGGTGGGTCTTAGAAGCAATGACTGTTATTGTTGAATCAGATGCAACTGTTGATGTTACTATGATGCATTTATCTGATAATTGGGGATATCAGGACTTTTCCAAAATTGGAGGATTACCTTCAACAACTTCTTATGGAGCAAGTCCAAATGGAGATATTCTTTTTACAACGACAGGAGCAGGAGCAGTCGGGGATGCGTATCAAATTGTTCTTAGGATGATAAAACAATATTAATAGTGAGTGCTGAATGGCAACTTCAGGAACAGTAGCATTTAGGCCAGATGTTGAAGAAATAATTGCTGAGGCTTATGAACAATGCGGAATTGATGTCCAAACAAGAACAGGATATCATGCTGAATGTGCACGTCGGAGCCTCAATCTTTTATTTTCTGAATGGTCTAATCGTGGCTGGAATTATTGGACAGTTTCTTATCAGACTATAGCACTTGTTGCTGATCAGGCTGTTTATACATTAGCAGCAGGACTAGTAGACATTATTGATGTTGTTTATAGAAAGGTTTCCGGATCTACTTCTTCTGATCAGTCTATGACCCGAATAGCTATATCAGAATATAACCAGATACCAAATAAATCTGATACAGGCGTTTCTTCACAGTATATGATTGATCGTCAATATACTCCAACTATGACTGTATGGCAGGTTCCTGATAACACGAGCGACTCTATAAGATATTATGGAGTTCTGCAACCTGAGGATGTTACTGCATCAAATCAAGATGCAGATGTTCCTTATCGTTGGGCTGATGCTATGTGTTCTGGGCTTGCTGCCAAATTAGCTGTGAAATTTTCTCCAGAGAGATCTGGGGAGCTTTTGGCTTTATATGATAGAGCTTTTAATTTTGCCTCTGATGAAGAAGGCTCTAGTGTAAGTTTAAGGATTAAACCAACAGGAATGAATTTTTACTAATGGCAGTATATGCAAAAGGTAGAAAAGCTGTTGCGATTTGTGATCGTAGTGGGTTTCGTATTCCGTACAAAAATCTTAGAACGGAATGGACAGGCTTGCGTGTAGCTCCTGATGAATATGAGCCTAAGAATCCTCAATTAACTCCTCCTACAAATATTATAGATGCTACAGCTCTTTTTAAGCCTCGCCCAGATAATGATCCTGAAAATATAATAATAAATCTTCATTATGATTGGTTTAATTTTAATCTTACACAACCTCAATTAGATTCTACTCTTTATAATAAACCGAATGAAATAGTAGGCAGAGGAGCTGTTGGAAGAGTTTATATTGTAATGCCAACTGAAGTAACTCCGTCTGGAGTTGCCGGAACTGGAGCTATCGGAACAGAAATTCCAACAGCTAGCCCAATTGAAACAGGTGTAGCTGGCACAGGAGCTACTGGAACAGAAACTATAACCAGTTCAACTAGCGTAACTGAAACTGGAGTTGCCGGAACAGGAGCAATTGGCACAGAAATTCCAACAGCCAGCATAACTGAAACTGGTCTGGCCGGCACAGGAGCCATTGGAACATATGGTGTTGTTGAGGATCACAATAGATGGGGTGAAGGTGCTTGGGGTGAAGGTGCTTGGGGAATTGATGAAAGGCATACTCAAATTGATATAACTGGGACCGCTGGAACTGGAGCCATTGGCACAGTATCTATTACCACTGGTGATGAGTGGGGTTTAGGACCTTGGGGCGAAGGTGCTTGGGGCTAATAATGAATTATTCAGCATTAACTACTAACATAAAGAATTTCGTAGAAGATGATAGTACAGAATTTTCTGATTCTATTGATGCTATTATTGATCAAGCAGAAGAAATGATTTTTCAGCGTCTTCCAAATTTACCTTGTTTCCGGTCAAATTCTACAGGGACTTTAGCGGCAGGAACTGCTGATTATACCATATCAAGTTCTCGTATGATCCGGCAAGTTTCTATAACAGTTTCTAGTAATGTTAAATTTCTTGATCATAGAACTGACTCTTATTTAAGAGATTATGCGCCAAATCCTTCTACTCAAGGAGAACCATTATTTTATAGTACGAAATCAGCATCAACTTCTGGTACAACTATCACTTTTGGACCAACACCAGATTCAACTTATTCTTACCAAGTTGATGTTATTAATCCTGCCACTGGACTTTCTTCAGGTAACACTACAAGTTGGCTAGGAGATAATGCTGAAAATGTGCTTTTGAGTGCTTGCTTATATGAAGCGAGTGGTTTTCTCAAGGCACCAGAAACTGTAACTTTGTATAAGGCCCAGTTTGATGAAGCAATCCAATTTATGCAACAAGAAATGCTTCGGGATTGGGCTTCTGAATATAATGGAGGTATCTAATGGCCATAACTCAAGCAATGTGCACAAGTTTTAAAGAGGAATGTTTTAAAGAAGGCCATCAAATGGCCACAGACACTATAAAAATTGCTCTTTTTACAAGTTCTGCATCAATAGGAGCAGCTACAACTGCTTATTCTACTTCAAATGAAATTAGTGGAACAGGTTATTCAGCAGGGGGAGTTGCTTTAACTTCTCAAGTTGTATCAACATCGTCAACAACTGCTTATTTTGATGCAGCAGATCCTTCGTGGACTTCTGCAAGTTTCACTGCAAATGGAGCTATAATATATAATTCTACAAACTCTGATAAAGCTATAGCGGTTCTTGCTTTTGGAGGAGATTTTACAGTGGCAGGAGGGACTTTTAAGATAATATTTCCTGCTGCTGGGGCATCAGCGATAATAAGGATAGACTAAGATGGTTAGCACATTCACAACAAACTTTGGCATAGAGGAAATGGCCACTGGCGATCAGTCAGGGACATGGGGGACCACAAGTAATTTTAACTTTAACATTGTTGACCGAATAACTGCTTATGGCACTGTTGCTTTGTCAGGAACTACTCATACTCTAACTGTCAGAGCAGCTTCTCCAAGTTCAGGCTCTTCAAATGTTCAAGATGGCATGTATCGTGTATTAGATTTTACAGGTGCACTTGGAGCTGCGAATACTGTTACAATTGGTCCCAATACTACCAAAGCCTTTTTCATAGTTATAAATAGCACAACTGATTCTGGATCTAGTGGTCCTTATAGTGTTATTTTTTCACAGGGATCAGGGGCAAATTTTACCTTAGCAAATGGGAAATCAGCGATTATTTATTGCGATGGAGCTGGTTCAGGGGCAGTTGTAGCAGGAGCTTTTACCGATCCTAGTTTTACGACTCTAGATGTTACAGGGGCAACTACTCTAGGAAGCACTTTGGCTGTTACAGGGGCTGTTACAGGCTCTGCAGGGGCAACTTTAGCAAAGGAAGACAGCGGAACTACGACGGTTCTCAATCCTGTAACTGTTAAACGAACTTCAAGCG